ATCTGATCCAGTAATTGGAAATCTTGCAATGACAAAGGAGGAAAAAGATGAGCTTCAAAACTCGCTAAGAGATTATGGGCTTAACTGGTCACAGCTTCAATTTGCTATCAGTCGGCAACCGGTAAAATGGGAATCGATGGGTTACAATGTTACCGAACTCGGTACCAAAGAAACAATTATTGCAGCAGAGCGGGCAATATGTCACAGGTTTGCATACCCATTTATTTTATATGAGGAGCAAGGCGCCACTTATGCAAATGGAGGCAATGCAAAGAAAGGTGTGTTTCAAGATAATGTAATTCCGAGCAATCGAAAGGACCTAGAGGTTTATGAAAGTTTTTTCCTTGCAGCAGAAAACAATTGTGAAATATGTGGAGACTATTCACACGTAGCAGCGTTTCAGGAAGATGAGAAATTTAAAGGCCAGGCTGCACAATTATTAGACCAAGCGTTGCAAATTGAGTGGCTTAATAATGTTATCACTCTTAATCAATGGCGTGAGCAAAGAGGTTATGATACGGTACTAGGTGAGGGTGATAAGTACTATAAAGATTTAGGAGTGTCTGCACCAGCAACAGCAGCACAAATTCAACCAACAGCAGTAAATCAATAACAATATGGGAATATTCAAAAAGAAACAACAGCAAAACAACACAAAGCTTAAACAAGTTGTTGTAAATCGTGAACCTGTTGCAACAGGTGATAAAGAGTATGGTGAGGCTGTGAATATGTTTAATTTGGCAGAAGGGCAGAAAGCCTATGCAGGTTATACACTTAAGATAAAAACAATATAGCATGGCAAAATTAACCGAGCAACAAATTCGTGATGTGAAAGGCTCACGTGAAAAAATAATTAAATCACAGGAGACTGTGAAAAAGTGATGAGTATGCCTGATTACATACCATCGGTTGATGAAGGTTTGGAATATGATATGAACGGAGTTTATAATTAAAACAATATGGTGACAATTCCCTCATTCAGTGATTTATCAAAAAGGCATGATTGGCTAATCGCTAATAAATTGCAAATGATTGCACAGAAAACAGCTACTATAAAATTAGCTGATGAAGTGTGCACCCCTTTCCATTTTTTAATGACGTTGGGTAATGACGCTTCAAAATCAGATGCTCAGACCGCATTAAAAGATGCAACAAAGATAAAGGTGGTATCAGTTATCAATACCACCAAACTTTTCGATTCTCACGGTGATGTTCATATTGACGGGTTATGGAACAAGTCGTTGAAGGAAAATAAACAAAATTATCTTGTAAAAGAACACGCGTTTAATTTTGATGGCATCATTAGCGATAATGTTAAAGCCTCTGCGGTTGATATGACTTGGAAAGATTTGGGCTATGACTATGCCGGTAAAACCCAGGCTCTTGTTTATACTAGTGAAATTGACGCAGCTGATAAAACAGGAATGTTTGATCGCTATAAAGCAAACAAGGTGTCTCAACATTCTGTAGGTATGCGATATGTAAAATTGCAATTAGCAATAGATAACAAAAAGTATGCAGACGAGTATAAAGCTTGGAAAGATTATTATGATATGATTGTAAATAAGTCTGAGGTGGATGCAGCCGGTTATTTCTGGGCTGTCACCGAAGCTAAAAATATAGAAGGTAGTGCAGTGTTACGTGGTTCAAATTATGTAACACCTACTATCTCTGTGCAGGAAAGTAAAGATGAGCCGGGTAAACCCACTCAAACTGAGCCGTTAAAGACACTCAGGTTTCCAGAGAGTAAGAGTATATTGTCTAATTTAAAATTCTAAAAAATGAAATTGAAAAATTATTGTGCAATTGTACTGACGCTGTTGATGGCGTTTACAATTGTTTCCAGTCACGCAAGCGTGAAAGACCCGCAGGTTACTACTTCTATCACAAATGTTGAAGCTAAAGAAGCTTACAAAATTGATGATGCTGAGTACACTGTGGCGCTTTATTCTAAACCTAACCTAGGTTCAGGTGCAGGTTATGGAACTGAGGGTGTGGTGTTGCTTGGAGGTATTGCAATGTTGTTTGGGCTGTTTAAACGAAACCCAATAACAACTTGTCTCACCATTCTATTTATTGCAACATTATTTGTTGAACCTACGGTTGGTTACGCTTTGGCGGTTGCACCAGTTGTAAAAATTGATACAAGCGGACTAGATGGCGAAGAGTTCAAAGTTGAACGCGATGTGTTAGAAAAAATTGGTAAACGTATTAAAATCGATGGTGACTTTTCAAGTAAAAAAGATTTGGATGATGCTATCAAAGTTATAACAGACGAGCTTAAATCTGTTAAGGGTATCAACATTGAAAAGTTTAATGAGCTTATTGATGAGAAGAAAGGTGCAATGGCTGTTCTTATTAAACAAGGTCTTGAGCTTAACGATTTGAAAACTAAAGGTTCGCCGATTGATAAAAAGAATTGGAGAAAGCTGATTGCTGACGAGTTTACTAATGACGAGAAACTAAAGAGACTTAACACTGGTAAAGAATCTGGTGGAATGGTCAACATGTTTAACGGTGATGAGTTTAAAGACGGTACAGGTGTTGTACAAAAAGTAGTTGGTACAATTTTAACAAGTGCAGTAACTACAGATAGCGGTGGTAACGCATTACTTGATTTAATGTCGGTAGAAGATTTGCGCGGAATTAATATTCAAGAGCCTTTTATTGAAACATTCTCAAATGTATTGAGAACTTCTAAGCCTGTTTACTCTTATGCTGATTATGTGCCTAAAGAAGGCGATGCAGCATTCACAGCAGAAAATGCGGTTAAATCTCAAATGGATATTAAGGTTCAGGTGAAGACTGTTGGCCCTAAAAAGGTTACTGGTTACAGCACTCTTTCTAATGAAGCTATTGATGATATTCCACGCATGCAATCTGAGGCAATGAGTTACATCTTGCGTAAAGTATTGCTAAAGCGCCAAAATAAAATTCTTTTTGGAACAGGTGCGGGAAGTGACCCTATTGGTGTTGCTGGTATAGCAAAAACATATAATGGTGCAGGGCTGCTTGATCACCAAGGCAATGCATTGACTGACTCTACGTCGCTTATTTTACAAGCACAAGGTACAGGAGTTGTTGCACCAAATCTTTATGATGCTATTCAGGCATGTGCGCTGCAAATCTATCAAACAGCTAACTTTGTTGATGAGGCTGAGTACTATCCTAACTTAGTTATTCTTAACCCTTCTGATCTTGCTCAGTTGAAGTTGAAGAAAAATAATTTCAATCAATACTTGTTCCCTGAGATTGCTTTCAACAATGGCTCTACACCAGCAAAGATTGGTAATCTTAATGTTATTGGTAAAGCACAGGTTGCCCCAGGTAAGATTATGATTGGTGATTTTACTAGGCTAAACATCATCAACTATATTGACTATTCTATCAAGATGGGCTGGATTAATGACAACTTCATTAACAACCTTGTAACGATGGTGGGTGAGAGCCGGTTCTTTACTGTTGTTCGCTCGCTTGATCAGAACGCGTTTATCTATGATGATATTGCAACAATCATCGGTAAAATTGGAGCACCTTAATAATCAATAGAAAACTATAAAAAGATAAAAATGAAAAGAATAATTTTAGGACTATTTGCAATTGCGCTTTCGTTAGGTGTGAGCGCACAAGTGATTGCCCCGTTGACTGGTACAGCAATGGTAAAATCGTATTCAAACGCGAGTCATGTTAAGACTTATATCACGTATGACACGGTCACAAACACTGGTACTAACTTTCTTACTAATAAAGTGTTGGTAAGCGGTGCTGCACAAACTGTGACTGTTCAATGGACTGCGGTAAAATTGTCCGGCACAGTCGCTGGTACTGTAACACTACAAGCAAGTCTTGACGGATTAAATTTTGCAGCTTACACAGCTAATGCTACGGTGGAGAATACAACTTTTACCACATTTACCGCGACTGATGTTGCAACTCAGACTAAGCTGTGGGTTATTAAAAATAATCCTTATCCTTGGTATCGAGTTACTTGGACTGGGGCCGGTACGATGGCTGCAGTCCAATCAGTTGTTTATAACGCGCACTAAGTAATTAAAAGATGTTAGCAAACGTTGTTACCTCAGCCGATTTTGATACCAAGCCTTGGCAACTTCAGGGGTTGGCAGATGCTGGTTCATCATTTGATGATTTTGTAACCTATAATCAAAATGAAATACTTTTGAAATTGTTAGGACAAACATTATATGACGCTTTTTCGGCTGGGGTAGCAGCGTTACCTGGTTTATGGGTTGGTACAAACAATCCTGGTTATGCACTGAATGCACAGGTGGTATATGGCACACATATTTACAAATCACTAATAGCAAATAATCTCAATATTATCCCCACTTCTGACATTACAAAATGGCAAGACATGGGCGTAAATCGTTGGGCACAATTGTTATATGGCGATAATTACACAATCAGTAGTCGCAATTATAATTATGCTGGAGTTAAGGCATTTATTACACCTTATATCTATGCGATGTGGTTATTGAAGGAAAGTACGTCTGTTGTTTCCACTGGTGGGGTAGTGTCAGCAAATTCAGAAAATAGTAGCAGTATTACGCCGTCAATCAAAGTCATGCAAGCATACATTGCATTTAAGAGACTTGTGATGAATGGTTACACAACGCTGCGGTTGTTTTTTTACTACGCCGCTTGTCGTTTTCATGCCCAGGGTACATTGTTCGGTTTTTTGTTTGCTAATGACGCTGTTTATTATGACGATGTGAAAATTGAGGGAGATTCTAGCACTGTTGCTTATCTCAATGCTCACTTTGTTCCCTTAGGGTCACTTAATGATTTTGATTTGTGAATTACGTTGTAGACGATATTGGTACAGTGGTTAGCCAAATGGTAGTTAGAGCACCGTTAGACGTGCCAGCTTATTTATATGGTCACCAATTAGATATCAATAACCAACTACTACGTTTGCAACAAGACCCGTTAAAAAAAGAACAACGTTATCCACTCGTTGCATTATTTTTGGATATCGAAGAGCCTGTTATCAACGGGGTTATTAATTACAAACTCAATTTGGTAATAGTGGCAAAGACAAACCCAAATGATAGTGCTGTGATGAGATTTGAGGACACAAAGGTTTTTAAGACTATTCTCAATCCATTATACGAGGCGTTTTTTAAATCGCTCGGTGACAGTGGTTTGTTTATGTGGCCTGGCGTAATGGAGCGGCCAAAGCATAGCAAATTTTTTCGCCCTTTTTGGGGCAAGCCTATCACAGAACAACTTGAGACAAAGAAAAACGAAGCTAACATCTTCAATGATTATTTAGATGCGATTCAAATTAAAGGTTTAGAGATTAATCAAAAATTAAAATATTGTTAATATGGCAGATTGCTTAATATTGAAAAAGAACCTTGGTTTATCCAAGTGTAATTTGCTGCCAGCCCTTATCAAAGGGATGATCACAACCCCAATAGGGTTTTCGATCACAGCCGCCAATGCTTTATTGGTTGCTCAATGGCAGAATAGCTTACTTCTTTCGCCAGCCTTACGCACTTATTTTTGGCCGCTTTTCAAAGGCTTCAAAGATAATAGTGAAAAGACTATTTATGAAGAAAACGAGCTCGCATCGTTGAAAGTACGTGATGGGAAATTCCGTTTCGGCTTTGAGATTAAAGAAAGTCTTTGTGTACACAAAGCAATGCAGAGCCATTCTGGTAACGCATCTGCGCGTGTGTTCTTTATTGATGTTGAAAACAATATCATAGGAACCACAGAAGACAACGGTGTAACATTTAAGGGTTTCCATGTTGAATTGTTGAATGCTGAAAAACTCGTGTTCAGTGATGGCAAGGTTTCTACTAAATCACCAGTTTACGTTGTGCTCTCTGACAATAAGGAGCTTGATGTTTATGGAATGATGGTGGCAGCTGTACCGTTGTCAGCAAGTTTGAATCGTTTGACAGATGTAACATTAGCACAGGTTGGAAATCTTGCCGCTACCATTGTACAATGTACAGTGAAGGCAACCTGTGACGGCACATCAATTGACGGCTTAGCACTTGCAGATTTTAGCATCAAAACCGCAGCCGGTGTTGTACATGCTATCACAGCGGTTGCTCAGGACCCCGTTACAGGAATTTACTCACTCACTTCTGCAACAGCAATTATTGGTGATATACTTTCTATTGTAGGCCCAGCAGCTTTGACAGTACAAGCTTATGAAGCGGGTAACACAGTTGTAATTGCCTAAAAGAAATGGTTGCTGATCCCGTAAGGTCTCAACCATTTTAACTAAATGAGTAAAATACAAGCATATATTGATAGATTGAAAGCAATTGACGAACAGGTACAAACAAATGCGTTGCTTCTGATTGTAAATAACCACAAAGGGCAGCTAATTGATTTAAACCAATCACAATTATTGAGTGGTAGAAATTCAAGAGGAGAGGAGTTAGGGCAATACCGCAGCGCATCTTATGCTGCATTAAAAAATAGGTTGAATCCGTTGCCTGGTTATGGTGTGTGGGATTTAAGATTGAGTGGTGATTTATATCGAGCAATGTTTATTGAGGCTGATAGTTTTCCAGTAACAATTGATTCAAGCGACATTAAAGCAGATAAATTTAGAGACGCAAGTCCATTTGGTTTAGAGGTAAAAAATAAAAATGAGTTTCGCGAAGAAATCAAACCAGAAATCCAAGAATACTATCGTTCTGTTTTTCAGCTATGACACTATCACCCTCAAGCTGTATTTAGAAATTGTTAGAAGTCTTGATTTTAAAAAATTAATTGTAACGGGTACGCCGACCTTAGAGGAGTGTCAAAAACAATGGGACACAATTATACAACAGTGTGCAATATCAAATGGGGGACTTGATTACGTAGGGTTTATTGATTTATCACAACGTTATGGTTATCTATTGAAGGAGTACAATATTATCAAAGCTTGGATCACCACATTGTGGTTTAAAGTTGATGATAAAATAATCGAGCAACTTACCGAGCGTGGTTATAATATTATCACTACAAAAGATAATCCTAAATACGATAACACAATTACAATATCAGAAAATTACAAGCGCAGTTTGATTAATGCGTTACAACGTTCAGAAAATTTAGTTACTAAACTTAAAATGACTGCTAACGAATTGCGGTTAATGCTTAATGGTAAAGATGGTGGCCGAAAAGAAATGATGTTCGATGAAATTATGGCACACTTGCAGTTACGTGGGCTTAAGATTGAAGATGATCTAAAACTCAGCCGATATATTGAATTATTGAAAGTTATGAATAAGTCATCTAAAGAAGAAGCTAGTTATGGCTGAAGGT